ATATGTTCATTCATTCATATTTTAATCCTACTTATATAAATAGAGACAGGGGATGTATAAATCCCCTGTCTCTATGAAGAGATTACAAACTTTCTTTCGGTAGGTACCCATCCCATCCTACAGGGGGATTCGAGCCAATACCAACGACATTGTACATTTCTTTTGTTTCATCAAACTTTATCCAGAGCCGATCTTCAGGATTCGGCGCAAGGATAAACAGCCGAATCTTACTTTCCATTTCATGCCGGCCTAACTTGTACTTCTTGAAAATCTCAGCCTCTGAAAGACCAGTATTTTTTAAGAAATCTTCCCGAAGTTTCGCATTGATCGAGCGGAAACTTCCTCTTCCTTTTTTGCCTTTACCAACAAAAAGCTCGATGTCGGCCTTCAATCCGCCTAACTGGTCTTCATTGTCAGTCAGGAACTCAAGAATACGTTCCTTAGCCTCTTTGCGAAGTCTCTTTCGCTCCGCTTTACCCTGGATTATAGGTTCAATGTCGGGTTCAATGTCAGATTCAAACAATTCATCCTTTGACATAGTCATATACTCCTTACTAAAGATTTATCAGAACTAGGTTCTGATTTATAGCTTTAGTCTATTGCATATTTATTATTCTGTCAATAGATATTTTAACTAAATTATCAAAATATAATTATGACTATTCATATATAGAATAGTCATAATATTCCAATGAGAGATAAAATAGGCGAGTAGGCGAGTAGGCGAGTAGGTAAACAGATGTATAGGTAAATAGAAAAATCATGCCCTGTCTAATTCCTTACAATATAAGGAATAGACACGTTGACACGTATAAGGGGGTCAATCCGTGTCAATTCGTGTCAACAGTCGATTTTGCTAATTCTTTATAATATAAAGAGTTAAATAATCTATATTATGATATATTCTAATAGAGCTGTCAACAGGTGTCTTGAGCAATTTGTTATAAGATAAGGAGTTAGCATGAAAATTGACACGTTGACACGGATTTTGGCAAAATTGAAATTCTCAAAATAGGGTTTCCAAAAATCGTGTTTTGGCGAGGCTGTCAACGTGTCAAGGAAATGTTGTAAATCCTTATGTGATAAGGAGTTAAAGCCATTGACAGCTCTTGACACATTGACACCTTTTAAAAATATTTCTATATATTATAAGAATTTAACTTAGTATCATTGTTGACGGCTCTTTTGAACTATATCATATATTAAGATTAGGTTTAATTCCTTGTACTGTATAGATTTACTGATTTCAATCGATAAATATTTATCGATATGCTTTGATTGGGGGCATTTTTTTTGTTGCATGCAACAAATCATTTCGTATACACGTTGTGTATATCAATACATTTTTATCGATACATTTTTATCGATTCAATCTCTCATATCTCTATTCTCTCTCATATATCCATGATTTTTAGCCCTATCGATACATTTTTATCGATACATTTTTATCGATTTAATGTCTAATTTCTCTATTTTCTCTGCTATATGAATGGTTTTTTGCTATTACGCTCCTGTTTTAATACGTTTTGGTTCTTTGATTCAGCCTTGATAAGGCTAAAAAATAAGGCGCTTTGGGAGCGCCTTATTTAAGTTGTTTCAACGACTTGAATCTCTATACCTAAGTCTTTACCTGTTTGCTTTAATGATTTTATCTGATCATTCATCGCAAACAACAAATTGTTCAAAGTATCATTCTCGAAATACTTTACACCTTTGACTCTTTTACCCTGGATTAAATAGATTTTTCCTTCCCATTGTTTCGTAGAACTGTTCCATTCAAACTTTTCTTGAACCCTCAATGTGATCATGCTCTTTCTCCTTTCGAATTCATTTTCGTTGAGATTGCTTTTAAATTATTTACTAAATCGGAGAGGCTATTTTCTTTATATATCCTTTTTATGCCTTCTATTACATCATTCATAGCATTTAGCATATTGAGTATATTATTTTTATTTTCAAAGCTGATGCTAAGAATGACTATTCCATCAAGATATAGATTGACTTCGCCTTTCCATGTTTTAGAAAGGCTATCATATCCAAAGTTCTTTTTGATTTCTATCATTATTCTACTCCTATTAAGATAGGAATACAGTCTAAAGGCTGTATTCCGATTATAATTGAAACATTTTTTGCCGAAGTATGGTCTTTTCTGGTAGGCTTTTCTGTCCTACCCTGCCATACCAGGAACTATTTTTCCTACCCTGGAATGACCCTTTTTCCGCTGGTATCCACTTACCAGCGCTTATGACGTCATTCAGGGATACCACATGATAGTATGTCGTAGCGTAGTAACTCTTTACTACGCTAGCTACATACTTGTAGCCTTTTTCCTGTGCTTTTTGTGCACATTTCATAAGCTTTTTTTGTCTCATTTCTGATTCTCCTATACTAAGACAATATTTTAATTGCTTGATCCATTTTTTTAAGTAAACCTTTTAAGTGATCGTCTTCAAAAAATAGTTCTCGATCAGACGTTCTGATCTCGCCTTCCCATTGGCCAGCTAAGTAATTGTACTCGTAATCCTTTTCAATTTTTTTCACGTTCATGTGTTTTCTCCTACTTGAAATAAAAAAGGGATTACGGTAGGCGTAATCCCTTTTTGAGTAGACTTTTAGTTTTCCTTTCCCATGTTCTCGTCTACTTTTTTTCTCCATGCAAGAGCAGCCTCTTCGACTTCCTCTTGCCAAAGCATATAGAGTTCATGGTGAACTCTATACTCTTTAATACTGTAAATAATCTCTTCGAGGTACTGGTCGATATAACTATCGACTTTTTCCTCGATCGTCTCCCCTGTAAGGGGAAGAACTTCATCCCCCCAATACCAGGGCTCAGGGAAGTGATGACCGGTTTCAATTACCTCTTCAACGGTCATCCCTTCGGGGAGCCGTGCCCCGATTTTTTTGTAAAAGCAGTCCGAAAATTCCTTTTTATTCTCGTCAGATAACTCGTAAAATAATTTGTTCATGTCGTACATTTCTTTTCTCCTTCTAATTCAATCTTAATAAGATAATATCATATATTCATAATCTTGTCAAGTAATATTTTTATTTATTTAGCCATTATCACATAATATTCTTAATAAGTAGATAATATTTAATATAGAGAGGATATTCAATATAATAAAAACAATGTATAGGATTCTTGATATATAGGAGTCATGTAATATAGGATAAGAGATATATATTTTTTAGAGGATGGCCAAGGGTCAAAACCCCCTTAGACCTGGAAAATATATGTACAATAACTAGGCCGTGTCCATTATTTCTCGTCGATGATATATATTAAATATCATATATTATGTTTAGAATGCCTTTTCTCCCTGTACATTTTTAATCTCTTATGCTATGCTTTTATCAGGGGGATAATCTTTTGTTATTGACCGTGCAGTCTTTTGCCAAAGTTTATAATCTCTCTGAAGATGCCTTACGTAAGGCAATACGATTGAACCGTCTCAAATCTATAAAGTCTGGTCGGTCTCGTTTTATTTCCTTAGACGATTATCATGCATATCGTCAAGACGTTGTACGGAGGGCTTTACATGACAAGTTACTCTGATAAACTTGAAATGGCCTATCAAAGTTATGAACGAGTCCTTGATCTTGAGCTTGCTTTAAGCCTTATTGATATTACGCCAGAGGAGCTTGAACTCCTGAAAACTGATCCAGATTTACTCGCCCGTTGTGCCCTTTGTGATGCGCATGTACGTGAAGACTTAATGTGTGACGTGCGAGCTCTTGCTAAAAATGCAGTCAGTGAAAGTGTTCGATTTGCCGCCTTAAAAGAACTTGGGAGGACAATATATCCGAAACGGTTTAAGGATGATGCAGCCTTGTTGAATGGTTCACTCACGATAACGGTGATAGATGATGTCAAATGAGCCTATTCGTCTTTCAACACTTATAGCACCTTCTTTTCATTCCATTCATCGTCAATTGATGGATGGTAAGATAGACGAACTTTGGTGTAAAGGTGGTCGTGGTTCAACAAAATCATCTTACCTTTCCATTGCTATTTTACTTATGCTCCAAAAGAACCCTGATGCACATGCCTTTGTATCACGTCGGTATGACAATGAGCTCCGTGATTCTGTGTATGGCCAGCTTCAATGGGCTGCTTTCAAATTAGGCTTTGATCGTTTTTGGCGATTTATGACCTCGCCTATGCAAGCCGTGAATCAACTGACAGGACAACGTATTCTGTTTCGTGGTGTAGATAATCCATTGAAAGCAAAGTCTATAAATCTTGGTAAAGGATATATTAAACTATTCTGGGCTGAAGAAGTCGATCAGTATGGGTCAATGGAAGAGATGCGGTCAATCATTCAGTCTATTTTTCGTGGCGAAGGCACGCAGCAAATAGCCTTGTTTTCTTTCAACCCACCACGGAGTGCCAGGGCCTGGGTGAATAGAGAGGTAACAATACCAAAAGAAGGAAGAGTTGTTCACACATCTAATTATCTCGACGTGCCGCCTGAATGGCTGGGCGAACGTTTCCTGAATGATGCAAAACATTTAATGGAAACCAATGAACAAGCCTACCGGCATGAATATCTTGGCGAGCAAGTGGGAACAGGCTTAGAAGTATTCAATAATGTAACTTTAAGAATTATACCTGGATATGAAAAAATAAACTTTACAACGATTTATCAAGGGTTAGATTTTGGTTATGCCGCTGATCCATTAGCTTTTGAACGTTTTTATTTTGATCCAAAACAACGGAAACTTTATATCTTTGAAGAAATCAGTGGTATAGGCATATCAAACCGCAAATTAG